AGAACAACCAATTAACATAACAATACCTAAAGAAAAGCTCCAAGAATGGAACGTATTCTTTGCTCTCCCATGTTACGATTCGCACGTAACTGAACCTTTTATGATGAGCTTTTTACAAGCTTGTCTATTCTTTAAAGAAATAGGCTTAAAGTATTCAGTTTGCACGATATCAGATTCTTTGATTAATCGCGCAAGAAACAATCTTGTTGCCAAGTTCATGGGTAATCCAGATTTTACTCACATGGTATTTATCGACGTAGATCTTCAATTTGATAAGGAAGCTATTCTAAAGCTTCTTTGGCACGAAAAAGATGTCATGACTGCATCATATCCAATTAAGGAAATCAATTGGGACAAGGTAAAAGAAGGTGCTATGGCAGAAGTTGCAGCACCTGATCTTATGGAATATGCAACTAGATATGTTGTTCACATGACTAAGCCTGGCGAAACTCAATTAAATATTGATAATGGTGCAGTTGAATGCTATGAAGCTGGTACTGGATTCATGCTAATTAAGCGCCAAGTCTTTGATAAGATGTTTAAAAAGTATAAGAAATTAAAATACAAAGATGACACTGGCGCATTAAGTGGATCAGAAATAGATAACGCGTATGCCTTATTTAATTCTTATGTTGATGATGATGGAAGATTCTTGTCTGAAGACTATGGCTTCTGTAGATACTGGCAAAAGATGGGTGGAAAAATTTGGGTTGATCCAACTATCAATTTGACCCATTTTGGGCGTATCAAATATACGGGAAAAATGTTAGAGTTTCTTAAGAGAATAACACAATAAAATTCCTATAATCTTATTACTATAAAACTAGTTTTTGACTAGTACTATACAATAAGACGCAGATTAACATAGGAGTACCATGGCCCGTTTAAGAACAGAAACCGCACCAGAAATAACAGTAAATGATGAGTCTGTTGTTTTTAAAGCAGCAACTGGAGCAACCGCACCATTAGTTGAATTTAAGAATTCAAGTGGTACAGTAGTTGGCAATATAGCAGCAAACGGAGTACTGAATGTTACATCCGTTATTGCATCTAATGCAGGAACTGGATCTACCGATCTTGCCACAAGAGCATATGTAGATACTTTGTTTGCGGGAGTGAACTGGCATGATCCAGTTGCTTTAGCTACAACAGCAGCACTGCCAACATGCACCTACGATAATGGAACTTCTGGCGTTGGAGCAACTTTAACAGCAACTGCAAACGGCGCACTAACTATTGATACTGGCACTGTTGCAGTTGGTGATTCTGTTTTAGTAAAAAATCAAGCCACTGCAACGCAAAATGGAATATATTCAGTAACCGCCACTGGTTCAGCTGGCGCAGTATGGGTTCTCACTAGAAGAACTGATTCTGATAATAATCCAACTGGAGAAGTACAAGAAGGTGACGCCATATTTGTTATTGGTGGATCAGTCAATATTAACTGTGGATTTATTCTTTCAGGAACAGCAACTGGAGCAAATGACACCATTATTTTTGGAACAGATAACTTAGTCTATTCACAATTTACTGGAACAGGTTCGTTTACAGCAGGTGATGGTTTAGTAATATCAAACAGTGCTGTGAATATTGTTACTGCAAGCTCAGGAAGAATAGTAGTTAATGCCGACAGTATTGATTTGGCTAATGTATCGCAAACAGATACTAATACAGGAACAGCTACAAGCTTTGTCGTTGGTTTATCCATAGACTCTTATGGAAGAGTAACTGGAACAAACAAGTCAGATGTTTCTTTTACTGGCTATGCAACTTTGGCAAACCCAACTTTCACTGGTGCTCCGTTAGCTCCAACGGCAAATGTTAGCACAAATAATACCCAAATAGCTACAACAGCATTTGTCATTGCAGAGATTGCAGACGAAGCCATCCTTAAGACATTAGCGAATGCAAAAGGCGATATCTTTACAGCTTCAGCAGATAATAGTCCAGCAGTTTTGGGAGTTGGAACAGATGGTCAAAGACTCGCAGCAAATTCGTCTGCAACAAGTGGACTTTCTTGGGCAGCACACGATCTAGATAGCCTTAGTGACGTAGTTATATCTACACCTGCAAATAATCAATTCTTGAAATATAATGGTTCAGCTTGGGTTAACGCAGTTAGCACAGAAATTCAAAATATTGCTGACCTCGCAGATGTAACAATAACGTCTGCTACAAATAATCAGTTTATAAGATACAATGGTTCAGCCTGGGTTAACTCATCCGTAGCAGAGATCGTAAATATCAATGATCTTCTAGACGTAACAATAACCTCTGCTGGTGCTAACCAAGTTCTTCTTTATAACGGTTCAGCTTGGGTTAATACATCTAATCCAACAATAGCTGGTAACTTAACAGTTTCTGGTAACTTAACAGTTACTGGAACAAATACAGTAATTAATACTACAGAATTACACGTTGCAGATAACGTTATCATGTTAAATAATGACGTTACAGGAACACCTAGCGAAAATGCTGGTGTAGAAATTGAGCGTGGAACTTCAACCAATGTTTTGCTCAGATGGAATGAAACGTCAGACCGTTGGGAATTCACCAATGACGGAACATATTACCAAACAATTTACATGGACACAGTAACCAATGCTCAGACTGCAGCTTATACGCTAGCCTTGGCAGATAATGGTAAGATGGTAGAAATGAACGTTGCTTCAGGTAATGCTCTCACGGTTCCAACCAATGCAAACGTAGCATTCCCAGTGGGAACAACCATAACGATTCTTCAGACTGGTGCTGGACAGACTACTCTTACACCTCAATCTGGAGTTACAATTAACGCAACCCCTGGCCTTAAGTTGCGCACACAGTGGGCATCTGCTACACTTATAAAGAGAGCCACAGATACGTGGGTAGCACTAGGAGACTTGGCGGCATAATATGGCAGCAGACAGCGGAAAAAGAGAAAAAAGAAAAAGAGCTAAACCTACCCTCGCAGAGGGTACAGCAGCCGCAACAGCGAACAGCACTATAACAAGTGCAGGTTTTACAGTTGGCACAGTTACAACAACTGCAACCACCACCGTAGCATTAAATAACACTGTATTGCCAGCTGTTACAGACACAACAGTAACCCCATTGGGAACTGCAATTAACTATGCAGTAGGAGCATTTTCACCTCCAGCGTTCTTTTCGCCTCCAGCTTTCTTTTCGCCGCCTGCGTTCTTTTCGCCTCCAGCTTTCTTTTCGCCTCCAGGATTCTTTGGTCCTCCAGGATTCTTTGCTCCTCCAGGATTTTTTGCGCCTCCAGGATTCTTTGGTCCTCCAGGATTCTTTGCTCCTCCAGCGTTTAAATAATTCTAAAAAGAATTAACAGCGTAAAAGGCTGGAATAACCCATCTGGTACCAGATAAAACTGGGGTTACTCCATGAATGTAGTTCACATCTCCCGGATGTGAAACAGCCATACCAGCTACTGGCTTTATCTTTAAAGAGTGTTGTGTATAAAAAAGCTCGCCACCAAGATAATCATCATTAATATAAAATAATGAATTGATATCATAATCAGGAAAGGCATTAGGTCTTCCGTCCTGCAATTGCTTGTCTGCATGAGCTATTTGAAAATCACCAGGTCTCCAGCACACTATCACGGGTGCTCTCTTTTCAACAACACAATTATAATTTTTATTTATATTTGCAGTCATTTTATCAATATAAAAATCAATTAGATCATATATATCTCTATCTAATCTTTTTACAATATAAGAACTACAAGTTCTATTTAACCAAACATCGGCACCATATTTTATGGTACCATCTTCATGGTATTCGCTTTCTCTTGAATTATCCCATTCATCTATTTTAGATACGAAGTTTTGCAACTCGAGTAGATCAGTCTTATCAATAAAATTTTCTATAATTTTAATATTATCGGTAGAATCTCCAAATGTTCCAGGCAAAACTTTCCAAGGTTTTTCTTCTGTTATTTCTTCGTTGAACATATTTAACCCTCCGCAAATTGTGGTATACTGGATTCCGCTTTAAAGTATATCACACATCTATTGGAGATAAGTAATTATGAA